GTTTTACAGAGGTCTAGAACTCAATTCTCTTTTTGCTTAAATCGTCTATTGCATATCGTAACGAATCTAGTAGGTGGTCGTTGCCATCTTCTGGCTCATCTAATATCTCACCACTACGTTTTTTACGCCACGCATAGCTCAAATACTCACGCTTCAAATTCTGACCATGATACAATATTTGCCGTTGGCTTACTCGGTCTATACCACGCTTAACTGAACCTGGGTTTTTATCAGCACCGATTATTCTAAATCCAGCGTTCTTAATTTCGGCTATTATTTCAGGTCGTGCGGAATCAGCCACTATTAGCACACTTGGGTCTATATTTTGCGACATTAACGTTTCAGCGTACTGGCTACCTAACATACCCTTTTTGTATAATAATTCCACTATACCGAGCTTATTTTCGCCTAAATCATATATTGCGACCATTGCTGTTTCATCATTGCTGAACCCGAAGTCTAAACCATATCGTACTAACGTTCCTTTTTGAATCTCCTCCAAGCTAGTTTCTTCCCAGCCTGAATATACATTTCCCTCAAGCGAACCAATCTGCCCTAAACCATAGACGCACCACCAGTTGCTCGGTTCTTCGCCTGGCTTAGGTTTACGGCTTTCTATATTTGCACGCTCTTGTGGGCTTAAAGCCTCATTATCTAAATAAGTCAAAACCAAGAATGTTGTCTTTTCTGGTTGTTTTTCTACAAGCTCCTCATGCGCCCAGAACTTCGCACTAGGATTATAATCAAGAATCACAAAATCCCGAGTACGGGTAGCCAACTGGTCAAATGTTTCATAACTGATACCATTAGCCTCATTCACAAATAAAACATCACGCCGTGGCCCACGAGAAGTCATATTATCTGTACTTAAAAACTCAATTTGCGAGCCATTAGCAAAAGAATATATTTTAGCGCTCTTGTTAAAAGCAACATCATTCCACCGCTTGGTTTCAGTCATAATCTTCTTGAAATCACGCATAGTGCCAGTTGCCAAATGGTTATAAGTCATACCAGCAACGGTTATCAACGAATTAGGGTAACTCTCGGCATAACCTATCAGAATTGCCATTATAGAAAATGTTTTAGAGGCTGACGCACCACCCTGTATAACCTTATAGAATGTAGGTTCAAATATAGCTTGCTCAATCTTAGTTAGAGCTGTTGTCCTCGCTATCATTATCACCACTCCAACCACTAGCCCGAATAGCTCGCTCTTGTTTTTCAGCCTCGGCTTTGGTTTTGTATATTTTACCAGATTGACCGAATTGCCAACCGATTATTTTTCCCCCTGCGCTTCTAACTGCGTGTACTGGCATAATTGCTCCTTTTTATCATTATAACACAAAAGCCCACTTCAATGGGTATCGCCAGCAAACAAACGATGCTCGGCTTTCGCTTACTCCATTCTGGAACGCAGATTGCTGGAACTAGTATGCGACCTCAATCAGTGGGCTATTTTTATTATATCACAAAAGAACCGCCCATGGGGCGGCCTTATAGCGAACACTACACATGGCAGGTCCGTAGCAACTAGGGGTCGTCCGTTCCCTAGAAGATGGTGTTAGCGTGTTCTCCTTCAGCCCAAGCTCTCGTGCCGGACGCTGGACGCTGGCTTTCTGCCAGGATATCCCGGTGTTTCTTTATTGCTGGTGCCGGGCACACCATCGTAGCGTGAGGCTAGGTCTGTGCTATTGGTTGCTGCTGCCTCCCCGGGTATACGCTCCCCCTCACAAACTAGGGTGGTTACCTAAGGGTTGCTGCATTCTCATTATATCACATTCTATCGGACCTTTGTCTGACAACTTGACCACAAATGATACAGTTAGTGACTAAGTTAGTGACTAAGTTAGTGACTAAGTTAGTGACTAAGTTAGTGACTAAGTTCTATCACTCGCACCTTTTTCTTATCTACCAACACTCTTGCACGTTCTACGCTCACCTCCCACGCTGGCGACCAATTCGACACATTCTTACCCAGTTCTATGTCATAATACGAACATATTGCCTTCACGATTACTTTTGACTCTTTGTAAATATAGTCACTGGGCTCTTTTACCAAAAGCCCGCTCCAGCCATCCTGTGGTGGCTTATAGGTGAAATCTTTTGCAGGTTCAAATATCCGCTTGGCGATTTCGTCGATATTTCCACAGTCCCAATCAAGCACCAACTCCGCACGTTTCGGGGTCTTGAACTCTTTGGCCACCGTGAGAGGTGTTCTCACCACTCGCACGCCATAGCCTAACGCCTCATTTAACGTATAACAATACGACTCCATATTGTTGCTCAACTGTACTAACCAATCAGAATCTGCTATATAATCTCTAACATCAGGTCGTGGTTTCATCAGCGCCACATTCGGCGATGATATTTCAAAATCTACATTGTTGGTATATATAGTCCAGATATAATGTTTGCCGGTCTTTTCACAATAGCGGTCTAACGCCTCAATTAGCTTAAGAGTCCTATCACCTCCTTTAGTTCGGTCATCAAGTCTACATGCTGAAATCAAACGCATTACCTTTTGCGGTTTTTCTAACGTCAGCGGGTTGTAGCACATTACTACTTGTTTATCTACGCTTTGAATCTCTTTTTGCCGTTCTATTTGGCTTACTGCATACTTGCTAACGCCTACAATCTTGTCTATTTTTGGGTGGTCTATCGGTGGCTGATATCCGAGCTCTTGGTATATGGCATGGCACACAAAGATATGCTCATCGGCTTGAATTTGGTCTATTGCGTCAATATTGAAGTTATAGAATGCTTTTTTTGCACGATATACTTGGCCATGTTTTCGTCTCATGCACGGCACTAGCTTCTTTAACCGCATAATCTGGTCGAAATCAGCGTCGTCATATAATATCATTAAATCGTATTTGTGATATTTCTTTGCCATCTCATACAAGAACTGCTCCGTACCGCCAATTCGGCAGATTCGCCTAAAATAATAGATGTTAGCGTGGTATATATCAGCCATCACCTCTCCTTAAAACCATTACAAGCTTGCCACGTTAAACTGCCATCATGCGGGAAGTTATAGTGTTTCAAAACTATACCTGTAAACACCTCTTTGGGGTTCTTGGCGTATAATTCTTGGCTAAATGGCACATCTTCCCGGTATTTCAAGCCCGGGATTCTTGTGCTACCTAAAAACTCTCGTCTGATAAATTTTACAGCGCCTACATATTCATGTTTAGTCTTTTCGTCTAAATGGAATATAGTGCCATCGTTTATTTGTAGGTCAAAATAGACTAAGTCATTTTTACCATCTAGATATGGCTCGAACTCGCTAAAATCCTTTATATAATAATCGTCGTCCGATAAAGATACTATATACTCGCCCTCAGCCATATCAAACCCAATATTCATAGCTTGTGCTACACCCCCATTTTTCTTAAGTGGCAAAAATATAGAATGACAAGCCATTTTTGTTTCATTATCTAAAAACCAAGATTCAGCGACATCTTCTGTTCCATCATCCGAGCCATCATCTATAAGGACGATTTGATAATCTTTTGATAATGGCACCGAGGCCAAAGCTCTTTTCAAGAGCTCTGCTCGGTTATAGGTTGGTATGATAACAGATACTTTAATCGCCATCTATAACCTCGCCATTTTTCACACGCTTGGTTAAATCCACAAGTGGCGTAACGTCAGCAACCTCGGCACTAATCTGCTCTTTAAGTTGCCCTCGTAGCTTCGACAATAGCTCTATCGCCTTAGTATCGCCATTCTGTGCCTTTAAGTTCAATCTGAACATCATACCTACATCGTTTATCATATCATCATCATTAATACCAGCGTCCCTTAAAATAGCTCTGTTCTTCTCTGATTTGATGTTAAGACCGCCTATCATATCACCGATTTGTTTCAGGGTTTTTTTCTGCCGACGAGCCTCGCCGCTAGCTATACCACCTTGCGTGGCAATCTTTCTCTGCTCACTCTGTGTTAGCTTATTAAAGGGAATCAGATTTTGCTCATTTGCCATCTTCATTCTCCTTTCTCAATATAATCTATCGCCTGCTCAAAGAAGTCCTTAAGTGCTAACTCTGGTATTTTCGACCTTGTACCATAGTCTTTTGAGATAAATCCATTCTTGTCGTTTGTGGCTTTTATAGAATTGCCATTTTTATCTATTGCATAATCCCTGAGCTTCAATTTTACATTTGACCCAAAAATCTCTCGTTTTGGCGAAAATCTCTTTGGCTCGTACGCTGAATAAACTAGCTTGTTCATATACAGTTTTGGTATCCCACCACTAATATACTTTTGTATATATTCCCAAGAATAATTATCCGGATTCTCTACCATAAATACCTTTGGCTTTGTCACCTTAATAATTTCCCAAGTATTTTGGTGGCATAATTCACCATTCACCCTTGTATAAAATGTTTTTATCCCAGCATTTTTCACAAATCCAGTTTGCACATCTACATCTTGTAACTGAAAAACTTTATTTTCTGGGTATAATCTACTAGCATATCTTTTCCAGTGGATATTCCCATTATTTATGCTAGTCATATGGCTCCATGACTCACACGGTGGACTCGCTACAATAATATCTGGCTTTGGGAGTATTTTTAATAGCCTTTTTCCTATATTCTCACCACCGAATAATTCCTTGAAGTCACTTAAATCAAAATTCACATAATGGTCTGTATTTTTACCATAGTGACTAATTCCTACACCATAAACTTCAATCTTATCTTCAAAATAGTGATGGACAGTGGACATATAATCACCTGTTTCGCTATCAAATAATGCCCAACAAACTAATTTGCTCATTTCTTTAGCCTTTCATCCCAAAATCCATCATAGTTTCCATTTTCTTCCCGATACTTAATAAGTTCAGACATAAGGTTTTCGGCCGTTTCATTAGCAATCTTTAGTTCAATCTCATCACTATAATCAAAAGTGATAAATGAAGAAGTGATACTTGGTTCTCTTTGTTCAATTTCTTTTTCACTATCTAATCCTATTTTGATTTCTTCAACACCCCATTCCTTTGCTTCTTCTGGTGTTAACTCACTCATTATATTGTCAAAATCCCACTCTAAATCTGCTCTAGCAGTAGAATTGTCAGCAAGAGCCATTTTGCGGCCCTTTTTACTATTCAAACTAATATCAGTTCGCTTTACTGCTACAATCTCATCACCAGTAGTTTCTACAATCTTTACTTTTTCAATCCCAATCTGCCCAGCAGCCTCAATTACACCATTTCCAGCTATAATGTTTCCATCTTTATCTAATAAAATACTTCGTCCAGCACCGTTTTCTCGGAGTGATTTCTCAAGAAGAGACATGCCGAATTGATTGTGCTTATTAAAATTCTTATCGTCAAATTTTAAGTCTTTAATTGTAGCCATGTTGCTTCCTTTCATACTTTAATTATACACTATACACTAGCATTGTCAAACAAAGAACCCGGCTAGTAAATAAAGCAACACACACTAGCCGGGGGCGAGGATACGCCAATTACATTTTACTACATTTAATCTTCTTTGTCTAATTGACCGCATACAGTGCATAATCTTGAGTAAAATAGCACCAAATCTATGCGGTCTTCAATTGATAAGTTTTTAACCCATTTTTGTAGTTGCTGTGTTGTCATTTTTTACCTCTCTTAAACTCTTCCTTTAATCCATCTATAAAATTTTTATAGCATTCTTCTATTTCCTCCGGTGTTTTATTACACCCACGAATCTCATAGTCACTATCTGGTTCCCAATCTACTAAACTCATTCTTCACCTCCGAAAAGCAACTGATAATCATTCCAGTCATCATCATCTGGTTTACACCAATTAAGGTTCATAGTGAATACATTACCGTTTATAATCCCCTTGTCTTTCAACCTTTTCCAAGCCTTGAGTTTTTCCACAGCTTTCTCGGCTTCTTCTAAACTGTCAAAATGATTACCAATACTTATCATCATTTTTTCTGCTGATGAGTCATCACTTTCACCGCATAAGATACCTCCATCATAATCAATGTACCAATACTCTTCAGGGTATTCGTAATCTTCCCACTCCTCGTTGAGTTCTGCGAGGGAATTATAACTACCTTTTCTATCAAAACTTGGAATGCCTACAATTCCTTCTGTTGGTGAGTCTACATCTAGACTTTCGACTTCTATTATCTCCCCTGTCTTCTTGTTTTTGAGCTTCATTTTTCTTCCTCCTGTAGAAAGTCATCTTTTATCCCGGACTTAACACCATCTAATAAACTTTTAGATATGTCTTTGAAGTATTTATTTAGATGTTTAACTGCATCCTCCCACCCTTGGATATAGCCCTTGTTAAAAGACTCATTACATATCTTAAATACTGAATCTTCTTTAATTTTCATTTTTCCTCCACTCCTCAAAACTTATGATTTTATTATTATTTTCCTCTTGTGCCTCACACCAATCATTATA